ATCCCGGCTTGGTTTTCTCTTCACGGCAAAACCACCGTCTTCAAAAGCCTCAACTACGGTACCAAATTTCCTACCAGAGAATGTTTCAAATCTTACTTCACTCATTACGCTGTCTCCCATATGAAGTAGTTAGAAGGCAGTAGAGTAAAACATCCCGCCCATTCTCGATAATGATGTTGGTCTGCCAGAGGTAACCATTCGATGTTACCAGCAACCGATCGCTCAACACAAATCTTCATCACGCTGCCTCCCATACCTTTACAATCATATGATCGTCGGTACAAGAACCCTCACCAACGTCTCGAAAAATTTCACACCCATTTTGTTCCCATCTAAACGGAGTAAGGAAATCAAAGTGGTGCGTCACACCAGTAGCATTAGTGTACCGCGACTGAGTAATCTTACCAAGAACTCTCACACTGGAACCGACATAATCGATTTCACAAATCTTACCAGTTAAGTCTCTCATTATACTGCCTCCGCGTATCTAACAGATTCTACCACTCGAACTTTACCACCTCTCATTAGGAAGTTTGCATTGGTATAATGCGTCTCACCTTCATATCGAGCAAAATAGGGGTCAAATTTAACCAGAACACAATCAGTTAAGGTGTTCGGACAAGCTGTCTTTTCCTTTCGATGGATCATAATAATTTCACCTTCAAGGTATCCAGCAGCAGATTTCCAACCAATCGTCTCACCCACACCAGCAATATCAAACTTATTATAAGTCATCATTAGAACTCCCTCCCAAAATCAACATTAGACCAACCCTCACCATCGACCATCCAAGCAGTACCACATTTCTCGTTGACGATGATGTCACCTACCGAAACCGAATGCATTCGTGTGAACTTCTGAATGCAAGACCCTTCAGGTCCGTATCCGTTACCGACATGAAACACGTCTTCAAGGTTGTCAACACCAGTTACACGAGCAACCGAAGCGTAGTGATCTGACATCCAAGATTCGAAGTTCTTAGAACCACCCATGAATTTGACATCACGCTGGATTACAATCTCAGGGAAGTCACCAAAGTCACCGTCCCAACCAACTGAATTCAAGTGGTCAGAAGCTTCATTTGATAAGTGAAACTGATGGATTAAGTAAGACATATCGTTTTCCTGTTTTCATTTCTATTTAATATGTGTATATACTATCAGGTTAATCGTCGATTGTCAACATCTTTTTGCATTTATTTCATCTTTTTTTAGATCTTTTTGGAATAAGGATATAACTTTTAGTTATATGCTCTAAAGCTGGTCGTTAGCTGGATCTTGGGCTTGAGATTTCCGTAATTTTTCTCTTTTTGGGAGGAATTTGTCTTCATCTATCCAAGGCTTTGAGGTATCGTAATCCTCGCCGTTGCGACCTCTTGTTTCATTACCGTCTGAATTGAGTTCTGTCAATTCTTGTTGTTTTTTCTTATAGTCATTTGGCATAGGATCACCTTGAGTATGGGGGTCGAATTATATATTCGTTTGTATTTCTCTATTGTAAACTCTTTTTCTGAGATCGCTAGAACTGAATCGATGGTCGCGTTTGTTGAAATAAAATTCGATACCTCTCTTTTGGCAGATATCTTTAGCAGTAAAATCTATGTCGCGATATTCCTCACCCATGATCTTGATATCAATTTGATACATACAAAAAATATCTTCGAGTTCTTTTTCTGTATTGTACACCAGAATTTCATCGACGTATTTTATGGCAGCCAATTGTGCTTGTCTCTCGACGATATTCTGTATTGGCTTATTCTTTTCTGGTCGGTCGACAGACGGATCATTTTGTAGGGCACAAATCAAGTAATCACACACAGTTTTAGCTTCTCGGAGCATTGCGACATGTCCTGCGTGGAGTAAATCAAATGTACTAGCTGTTATTCCAATTTTCATATTTTTAAATAAATTTGATAGCAAATTAAAAGAATCATCAATGGTGGGGTACAGCACACCAAAGGCCAAAGTAGACCCCTGAAGAACCGGGGTGGTTCTTCGGTGGGGCGGGGTCTTTGACAGATGAAGGAGTCTTCATCCATTATGCAGCTTCGGCGAATTCAAGAGCAAGATTCAAGGCGTCAACCTTTTTCTTAGCATTTGAACCAAACCAGGCAGAGGTCATACGAGTGTCTTCAGATCGACCAAGTTCATGGTCAGTTAAAAAGGTCACTGCGTTGTATGCATTCCACCAGGTCCCAGGTCGGAATCCGGCACCGGGCTGAGTCTCGACAATTTCGAGAGCGCGTTCTCCTGTACGGGAGAGTTTCTTGCCTTCTTTGTTTGACGTACCAAACACTTGACCAAGGAATCGTTCGAAATCATTATCTGTATAACGCTTTTCGCCAAGAAGGGTTGCAGCCTCTTCAAATTGCTCCATGCGTTGATGTCCAAGCCCAAGAAGATGTTTCACTTCATCAGCATTGAACTCACGTCGATGATTAACCTTGACAGAAGGTTGGCCCTTTTCCGCAAGGGCCATAGTTAGAGTGTTGTTACAAACAACACGTTCCAAGACAAATTTGATATCAATCGATTTGCCATAGATGTGGGGGTTAGAGAATAATAGGTAACCACGGACCTCATCTTCACCAAAGAGCTTGAAGCCTTCTTTGACGTCAGCCAAAGCCCAGACAATCTGGCCTTCTTTGAGAGCACCAGCAGTATCCATAATCATATCACCAGAAGATACGAATTCAGTAAAAAAGTCGAAAGCGTCTTTGTTCTGGACTGGATTCCAATCTGGACCGATCATAGGTGCGAGGACAGAATTGTCCGAGGTTCGAACCAAGGCATTGGTCCCAGTAGGGACTGATTCTGTACCAATCTGGGCGAATGTCGGAACAGATTCGACTTCCCAATCTAGGCTTGCAGCCTTCATCATTTCGGCTGGAGTGAGATCATCACCAACAGGAGTTCCAAGTCGGTGCCATGGCTTACCGGCTGATTCCCGAAAGGCCATCATTGCTTGACCGTTGACCATCTCTAATTCATGTGACATAGGGTATTTCCTTTTCATTTCAATTTTGTATGATGTTATCATAACATACTTTTAGGCAAATGTCAACACTTTTTTTACATTTTTTTCAACTTATTTGCATTGGGGAGGTGATTTCGAAATTCATGCCGAGATATTCCCAGCCTAGATTCGAAACTCCGTCATCATATTCTTCTTCGTAGGCTGCTTCTGCAGCTTCGGCCAGGGTGTCTAGCTCTTCTTCGCTGAGAGCCAAGAATCCTTGACCCGGTGCATCTACAGAAAAGAATACAGAACATTCATCGTCAAGGTCTTCAACTACAGCATCATAATCTTCAGTAAGATCTGTGTAGTCATCATCTGCATCTGGCAGACAGAGTTTTTCGGGGGTTGGGATTTCATCGACATGCCCGTAATCTTCTAAGAGTTCTTTCCAAGAGTCATATCCTCGACCTAGGGCATAATCTAGACATTCACCTAGAGTTTCTGGCACCTCGATTGAGAATTCGCCCCATCTATAGGTGCTCTCTTTGCGGAGAAAGTAGCGTGACTCATCAATCACACGGGTCCAAGTAGTTCGTTCAACCACTGACTTCTTGTATAGTGGCTTGATAGTATATGTTCTCATTATAAAATTATTCCTCAGTGAACAGTGGTTACGGTTTCCTCGTCATAGAGCCCATCGGCCAATGAATGGATATATTTTGCATGGCCGGCTTGTAATAGTTCGGTAGCTGTTGCAAATCTTTCGAATTCAGTTTCGACAGGGAGTACTCTAAGCACCAGATCCCAAGTACCAGCGTGGTCTTTAAAGAAAGTCAATATCCATCGAGCGAACCCTTTGGCTGCTTCCTCATCTTTAAAAGCTGCGACTCTATCAATATGGAATGGTAAATCATCACCAGCAAACATGATGCCGATTTTCTGCGTGACCTTTCCACCTTCGGCAAATGCTTTCATTAAAGCATCTTCGCCCGATTGGCCATCTGGGTTATAGGTACCTATAAGGGCACCTCTTTTCTCGTCGACAACAATGAACCTAAGATCTTTCATGTAATTCTCCGTATTTTTTACGAACGGCTGCGAAATGCCGTATCCAACCGTGTGTTCCTATCTTAAATATCTGTGGTTCTGAATCATCCACTGCAATCAAAACTATACCCTGACTGATTGGGATACCTGTCATTTCATAAAACGCAGCTGCATAGAAAGAAATCTGCATGAAGTAACTTGTGATTTGACCCTCATTTTTAGGTCGTTTAGATGTTTTAAAATCGATAATCGAAAGTTCTCCATCCCATTCAGCAATACAGTCAACCTGGCCGGCTGTCTTTAAGGTATCACTGTAAAGAAACTCTTCTTGAAACCAAATATTATTAATGTGTTTATCAATAAGAGGTCTGATCGTATTAAAAGTAAATAGATTGACCGGAGTCGCTTTTCCTTTCCACGCCTCAACGTTATCGATATAATCTTCGCAGAGTTTGTGTACAGCAGTGCCTCGACCCGACGCCTGACGAGAGATCTTGTCGGCAACATCATGTCCCACTCGATCACGCCAGCGCTTGATTGAGTCTTTGCTTAGGATAGACAGAACGGTCGTGACAGAAGGATATGCCTTACCATCTTCGGTAAAGTATTTCCGACCAGCATCAGTGGTCTTTCTGGTGAGTTTGGGCAGCTCTAGCCCATGTGCTTTGTGATTAAATGTATTCATAGGGTCATTATATCAGGTTCTAATTGACTTGTCAACCCCCTATCATCACTTTCGCAAAACCGGTCGAAACTGCGCCGAGATCTGCAGAATCTCCTATTCGGGCTGCAGCAATGCCTCCGATAAAGACTTTGGATGAACCAACATTCACTATCTGGCCGGGGTGAGGAACACAACTACCACCAGATAAAATTGTATGAGGGGTGAGAGGAGCACCAAGTACAGCTGCAAGTGGGCCTCCGATAAAGACCTTAGACTGAAGTGTAGATGCTATTGGAGTTGTCGGGGTACACGCATGTCCCGTTACTACCATATCTCCTACTCTCGCTGCTGGTGGCATATTGCTAACTCGTGAATGATTGTACCAAGGCAAGAGCTCTAGCTGCATCCCACTCTACGGTAAAATCATAATTATAATTTACTGGCGTATTGCCGAATTCGGGTGTAACATCAACAGAAATTGTGTACGTATATGACGTTATAGCTGGTTGGCTATGTTCTGCAAAGATTTCGTCTGCCTCAGGGGTATAATTATAAGCTGCAAGCATACCTAACGAGTTATTTGACACTTCAGTGAAATATTCGTCGGGGACAAATTCTGTTGTTGTGGTACTATTTATAATCTGCGTATCCATTACAGATGTATTAACTGTAAGAGAATTCCCCAAGGTATTGGTAATCGTGGTATTGGAATAGACTGTGTTTGCGCCTAGGATCGTATCATAGGTTGTCGATTCTATTGTCGTGCCATTGGAACTGGGAATCGTATCTATTGTCTGAAAGAGAAAAGTATCATCAAGAAATTTACCAAAGATTGCCAACTCGCGAACATTAATTTGATTATTTGCTAGTCGGCTAGCGCCGGGAATCATTGACGGACTAATAGACACATTGCTTATATCATAGACAGCGCTTTCCGAATAGACTGTATTAGCTCCACTCTCAGTATCTATAATTGAATTATTAACATATAAATCTACATTGAATTCATACGTCCTATCACTAGGATGTGCGTTTGATAAGATTGTGGGCAGCGTGTTGGAATAGGGGTCCGAATCGAACCCCGCCTCCGTAATACCTAATCCGGTACTTGTTACTACATATTTTAAGTCGCCGATGGCCATTATACTGCCTGTAAATACCTCTCGGGGTTATAACCCTCTTTGGCAAGTATATATTCTTTAACCAGACCAGACCTAACAATATCATTAATACCAAAATTGATTACCCTGAACGAAGATATCTTTTCAAGGATTGGCATGAACTCTGGTAAGCCAGAAACATCCATCTTGTGTCGGTTCGTTGCTAGATCATCTTGCTTTGTGTCTCCACAAAATATGATTTTAGAGCATTCTCCGACTCGAGTGATAATGGAGTCTAGTTCGTGTAGTGTCATAGATTGACATTCGTCGACGATGATAATTGAATTATCGAATGTGAGTCCTCGGACGAATGATGATGTGGTAAACTCGACCATATTCTTTTGTTTTAGAATATCCCAAGCGTCTCCACGTTGGAAAAGATCTACACAGATGTCTGCGTATGGAGTAGTGAATACTGCTTCTTTTTGTTGTTTTGAACCAGGCATGAAACCTTGTTCTCGTGTCTGTACGGCTGAGCGTACTATGATGATTTTTTCGTAGTCTGGCTTAGACAGGATGTCTCTGAGACCGAGATACATTGCACACATTGTTTTACCAGTGCCTGCCGTACCTATTGCTGCGATGTTATACCCCCTTGCATAATCATCGAAAAATTCCTCTTGTGAGGCCGTCAATGGATCAATCCTGCGCATATTGAATCGATTATTGACTATGTAATTGGTGTTACTTTCATTTCTCCTTTTTTCTTTTCGTGAGAGCCTTTTCTGTAGTTTTGACATGGGGACCTCCTAGGCATGATTTCTCCATTCAGAAATCATTGATCGTGTTTTTGTTTTTTATCGAACGGCTGTTCGACTTTATGTTTTTCAGAACATCACGAAATTCGGCATCTGGCTTTTTGAGCCCGAGCCGTACTGGGTCACCTATTCCCAGAAAACCGGTCATTATTTGAGAGATGTGGGGATTTGCTGCTAGATAATCTGCCTTTGCGGCAATAGACATGAGTTTTGTAAACTCTTCTTGTGTGTCGTTATTTCGGAAATCGTACGTTGGCATAAAACCTCACCTATTAGAATTTATTTATACAAGCGATTCATAGATTTCCCGCCAATTTTTGACAGATCTAATGGAATCATTATTGAGGTTCTTATTATGGGTATGTTCAATCAATACAGAATCGAGTCCCATCTTAGCACCCGTCTCAGCGTTAATCAGTTTATCTTCTACCCATAGACACCCAGAATCACGATATGGTTCTAGAGCGTCATCTTTGTCGTCACCACATCCAATACAAATTACTTCTTCGAATATTCCAACACCAAACACTCGTTCGAGGTTCTCTATTCGTAATAATCGAGCGTATGGGTCGTCACTGAGGGAGGTAATCACATGAAAAACCATACCGAGTTCTTCATGAATTTTTCTGACATATTTGACTGCGTCTCTGAAGGGAGGTAGATGTCCAATCCGAGCACTTTCATTGAAGGCGATCACGTGAGCCTTACCTTCTGACTTTGGTATCCCGTAAGTATCACCTACAGAATATACGTCATTTCTTATCGGCTCGAGACCTTTATTGGCCATATATCTTGCGAATCCGTATTCCCAGTCGAGAATTACCCCATCACAATCTGTCATTATCACTTTGTCTTTCATTTACTTCTCCATTTAACTTTATAATCATATCATATTTTGAAGTAAATGTCAACCATTATTTGTCTCGCCAATCCCGATAATTTTGGAATTTTTCTTCTCGTCGGTTGCGTCGAGAATATTTCGTGCCTTTTTTCTTGGCCTTTTCACGAGCTCTATCTTCATTCATGTCTCCCCATTCATCGGGGTAGGGTGAATTGGAGCTTCCGTCACGAAAGTTTTTATACCGCTTAGCCATGGTTGCTATCCTACCTTTGTATCATAAATGTTTGGAAATGCTTCTTCAAGCGTCTTAGCTGTTAATCCTTTCAAAGGCTTCTGTTCGATCATCTTACACAGAAGCTCAGCGTCAGCATTATCAACATCCTCTAGTAATGATATGAACAAATTCTCTCGTTTGAGTACGTTTAGATTGTCATATCCACCACCCTTGATAAAGATACGAAGCCGTCGGGCCTCATTGTACATCATACCTTCGACGCCGATGTAATCGTTCTTTTTCCAAGGTGGAGCTGTATTAGGGATTAAGAATTCTATGCTCTTATCATAGGTCAACCGTAAGACCTGCCTTAAAGGTATAGAATCGTACTTTCTAAGCCAGTCTATCTTATCTTGCTTTTTGGAAAGTTTTGGGAGTTCGTTTACTATTTCCGCTAGGGATAGTCGCATGGGCATATCAAAAATCCTGAATGTCTGTCATGAGGTTTTTAAGTTTTTTCTCGACAAAGAAATTGAATAATTTTTCTCTGGCAAATCCTTTGTCTTTTGAGTACTCGGTAAGAACTGGTTCTTTGAACTCTTCCGGTATTTGGGATAGGTCAATCATTTTTTTGTTGCGATTGTAGCGAAGTTTTGTTTCTTCGTCCATGGCATCTTGCGCTTCAGTTAAGAATGCGTGGAGTCTTTTTGATGTCATAGGTTTTTGTCGTTCACCGACTGCCAAACAATTGTCAGCAGACAAAATATTCGGAACTCCGTCGCCTACATCTCCTTTGATTATATGTTCCTGTAAGTATTTATGAGGATCGCTGTTTCTTATCCATCTTTTTCTTACAGGATCATATTGAGAAACATTGGCGTATGAATGCAATTGAATGTAGTCCTTATCACCAGACAAGATAAGAATAGGTTCTGAACCCATATTCAATTCAGTGCCATATTCGTGCACAATTGTCGCGATGATATCGTCAGCTTCCATTCGTTCAAATCCGAGTACCTTGTAAGGAAAGTTCTCGTGAACCTCAGTCTTCAATATATCCATAATCTCAAAGAGAGCATTCCAATCTAGATCAGATTCAGATCGGTTCTTTTTTCGATTGGCTTTATAGTAAGGATAGTAGTCACGACGCCAGACATTTCGATTGTCAGTGCAGATGACGAGTTCACCATATTCATCTGTGAACTTCTTGCGATTGGCTCTAAGTGAATTGAGGAACATGTGTCGAACAAGATGATCGTCGAGTTCGATGTTGTGGTGGTTGCCAATTGAAGCGAACAGAGTCGCTAAGATAACTTGATTGTAGTCTACCAAAATCATATTATTACCATTATTTAATTTAGAGAGTTATTATATCACTCTTGATCGTCAAAGTCAATACCTTTTTGGTCCCATTCTTCGTAAGAAATATTCTCGACAGCAAATTGCTGTAATGGGTGATCAATACCTTGTGTTAATAAGTGCAGTGAACGAATCGACTCAAGAACAAGAATCATTGAGGGAAAATATTTGTCTACATCTGTATTCAGATCACATCCAGCACGAGAAAGTTCACCTAATAGATTTTGCCATAGGATTTCAGCTATCTCGTCTGAATAGCTCTTCTTGTACTGCTTGATTTGCTCTGCAATTTCCTCTGGACTTTGAGGGGGTGAACCCTCAAAACTCATCTTAGGAAACTGAATAATATTATCCTTCATTAGCTCCACCTAGAAGACTTGAGTCGAGATTTGCAAGCAAAGAATTCCACATTACTGTAAATGATTCAACACCGTTTCTTGCTAAGGCAAATCTATCAGATCTTGTAAACCCGTTAAAATAGCCCGGGTTTGTTTTAATTGTCTTCACGAGTTGTTTTGCAACAGAGAATGCAAAATTGGCGTGTTGACCGAGATCTTCATTGTAGTCATACATGATTGTGGCATTGCTAGCTGTTTCCGGTAATGCTCCAAAATTAGGATGGACACAGATTACCTGGCTTCGAATCGCTTCGATCAAAGAAATACAAGAAGTCTCTTTCCATATATTAGGATAAAGAAAAACATGTGCCTTGTCAAGATAGTAAAGAACCTCTTCGTTTGTCTTATAGCCGTGATTTGTCATGTATGGATGTTTGTCGATTGCATCAAACACTGGCTTGTACTCTTCATCTTTACCTGGCCATCCATAGATATTGAACGAAGAAAATACATCCAAGTGTAGGTTGTCGAACTCTTTGCACAATTGATCGAATATGGGCACAAGAAGATCTAAACCACGATGCGGTGTCGTGTGATAAATGAAATTAATCTTATCAGTAGATTTTTCTGTGGGCTCATACTGCTTCTCAATTGCATTATAGATTACAGAACATTCTGAATAAGGGATGCCGTACATCTGGATATACTGGTCTCTTTGCCATGCAGACACAAAAACAAAGTGATCAAACTCCTGCCAGCCCCTATTGAATAGAATCTTATTTTCTGGGTCTTCTGCGAGATCATGACACCACAAAATATTTGGGACGTCTTCGTGCAATTGTCTCGGCCGAGATAGATGAATTGCAAACTTCTCTAATAGATCAGGCCTTACATTTTTAATAAGACGAGATCGCATTTGTTCAGACCCACCATTTGCCTTTTCTGACAGTTCAGAATCAATCACAGTTCCTTTATAAACACAACTCATAATTCAGCTACCTTTTCGATGCTTTTAAATAGATCTACACGGAACGATCTCCAGCCATTTTTTTCAACATCAAAAACCGAAATCACCTTTGAAGTGTCTCGCTCTTTGACTGTCAATTGGGGATGTCGTGTCTCTGCTGGATGAATTGGTTTTACAGGAATCTTGTCTGACATTAAAGTACATTTCATGATTCTTGGTTCACCGTTTACTTTGGTGAATTCTACCAGGCAAATACTTTCTTCTAACATAGAAACAATCTCGTTACTGTTCATAGCGTATCTTCTCATATCTAATATTTAAATGTGCGACCCGAAAATGATCGAATACGTGTTCCAAATCACTTTCTCTTAGGTCATCTTCCCACAATTTTTTTACGATACCTGCAGCATATATTGCCGTAGGTAATTGTTCACCAAATGTGGTATGGTGGTTCTTAGAATCAAACCCGATATTATGGTTGAATAAAGGAAATGTATATGTTGTGCCAAATGCTCCTAAAACATTATTTTCTGTTGATTTCGGACAGCCATGAGGCATTCTAAAATTGATTGTCTTTGGGCCGTCTTCAGTGAAATAATACTTGACCAATTTTCTTGCATATTTTCTTTTCATTGCATATGCCTGAAGCCCGAAATCGTATGACTCTCTCATCCTAGGCACTAGGGATACCAAACTCTCGAAAATGCCACACATATGAAAGCATTCCCACCGAGACCCTAGGCGATCAATAAATTCTTTGAAGGTGAAATTCCAGAAATTGATAGTAGACAAATCTACATCATCTTCAAAGAAAACCCCAAACTCTTCATCTGTCGTCTCAAGCCATCGCTTGATGGTCAATAAATGTGATGACGTTACTCCCTTTGGAGTATCATATATTGCCTGTTGATTGCCTATGAATTTTACATCTGAGTTTTCATGCCAACGATCATAGGTATGAACCACTACATCATCAACGCCGTATTTTTTAAATTCATTAATTATATATTCTTTACGGTCAACACATTCGCGAAGATTAATGATATTAGGGGTAGGCAGCCCTTCTAACTTGTTCACATCCTGGCCTTGACCCAATCATGTATATCTGTTAATGCTGAATGGAATGCATCTAGGCAACCATTGTTGTGTATTCGAAATGTATGTAGAGGCAATTTGGTTGGTAAAATATCCTCTTCGTTAATAAAGCTAGGTTTTCCCACAATAATTTCTTTCTTTAAATCACCATTGAAGTATCGTCTCGAATCACTGCTGTATGAACAGCCTTCACGAAGAAGTTGAACAAGAATAATATCCTCTGCTGAGATCCTTTCTAATATTGGAGCAATCTCTTCACTAAAACCACCATCACTGATAGCGTAATGAACTCCATCTTGAATTTTTTCGGCCACTTTTTCACCAAAGAAACTCTTACCATATTTTGGTTTAATGATATCTTCTGAGACATGAATCAAGGCTTCTCGGCGTGATCGACACATCAAGGCTGATTTCGGTTCTTCTTTGACGTTGCGATCATCATAACCATGCATAAACCACTCACGGGTAACCTTAAAGTATTTGCATGTCTCATCTATCAAGACGTCTTTAAAAGATAGGTGTTTAAAGCCGCGATTTATAAACTGTGCTGTTGCTTCATCTTTTCCTGCTGCGGGTGGCCCATTGAAGATAACTATCATTTCAGCATTCCCACTAATATTACTTGAAAAATAACTGTAGATAGAACTCCTGCAACAAATCCATAGCACTTTGCTTTAAATAATTCTTCATCGTACGTCACTTTGATTCTCCATTGTAAATCCCAATTTAGCTATATAGTAAGCATCAACTATGTCGTTTACTGCATTTGATTTTGTTATTATATCACACTGAGCTAGAATGTCAACCCCTGTGTCAGCAATAAATGCGGCACCCATTGCGTCTTTGTTGGCGTTGCCCTTACCAGTCGCAAATTTCTTAATCTCTGTTGGGGCAAAAGTTTCCAGTGGGATTTGTTGTTGGTGTGCTATTCGATATTTGAGGACGCCAGTATTTTCAGCAATTTGAAAGACGCGGCCAACAGAGCCAAAAGAATATCCTTCAACAAAACACTTATCTGGTCTAGACAATACACCATTACCACCTTCAGCCATTCCTAACATTATAGATATTGCCCATTGTGAAATCTTGTGATATCGTTCTGAATCCGATGTCCAAAGCTCAGGATATCGAACACCATAGAATCTATCTAGTGATATACGATCAGTTTCTTTTTTTGATTTGAAAAAGTAATAGAACTTGCAATTGTCATAATGCCACTCATCACCTTCGTGCACACATATCGCTGGACTGGAAAGACTATAGTCTATTCCGCATATAATCATAACAAATAACCTTCATGGCAAAAAGATTATTTATTCTTTTGTTCAAGGTACCATGCTACGTTGCAGAAGTGGGTGCAGAATGGTATCGCCTCCGACAGGTGAGGAAAGTGTTCTGGTTCAGCCCAGTAGACGTAGCGAGTTGTAATTTCATTGTTGCAGTGGCCACAAGTCATATTAGTCTGCCCTAAAGAATACGTGAGCTCCGATACGTCCTACCGAATAGAAATGTTTGTTCCAAGCCGGGGCAACGTATGTTGTGTGATAATGAGTTGCGCCTTCGGTAATACCTCGAAAGTGATCTTCATTTAACATAGAATAAGCAATGTATTGAGCCTGAGCCCAAGCTTCTATTTCGTGGGGGTAATCGTCCTTACCATCGCAGTACCAAGAAAACTGGCATTTGTTCTTAATTGGAATCAGTTTATCTGGGTCTTTCCACGAGGGCTTCATCCTCGCCTGATAGACTACTTCACAAACCGTATTAGGATACCTCTTGCTCTCAACACGGTTCAGAACGACGTCTGCGACAGCGTATTGTCCTGCTAGATTATCACTCCGACCTTCATGGTAGATATTCATCGCAAGGCAATGTGCGTCACTTGCTTGTGTCAGTGTCCAAAATTCTTCGTGGATTATAATAAAGGGTTCTGCTTTGATCTTTTGTGTGGCAAATACCACACCAACTACAAAGACTAAAAAATACATCCCAAGAGTTCTAAATGTCTTCATCTCATCACCATAATTTGATTTTCGTTAATAAGGGGTTTATTTGGTTTCTCCTTATCTCGTTTAAACATGCCAGTAGATACAATTAAAAGCATTATTGCTAAGGGATCGAACACCAAAACAATAGAAATGATAATCCATCTTACAGCTACATCAAAGTAGTTAGCTGCATCATCACCATAGACCAATGCGGCAATATATTTCAGAGGCCCTATCTCTGCTTCCAATTCTAATTGCGACTGCTGAAGGGGAACCAATTCTCGCTGGTAACTCTCAATCTGAGTCTGGGCACTTCGAATGCTTTGATCTAATTCGTTCCTTTCTTCTCGTTGGGATTGTCGTACAGCAATAGAACCTTCCGGCCCTCGAATCCTATCATAATCTATAAGGGTCTGAACTTGTTTGTCTAAGCTCTCAAGCACACTTTCTGACGACCGAATGTTTCTTTCTTCTGACTTGATTCTATTCTCAAGCAATTCGATCTGTATGTCATTATTACCCCCGACTGTTAATGTCTGTTCTATGTGGGCCTTAGACAAATATCCAAAAATACCCATTGATGTGATGAGCATCAGAACTACTATAGCAAAGGTAAAATATGTTTTCGTTATGAAATTGATTGTTGTCCATTCATAGTGCAACCACGCAGCAGACACAAGTTTCCCAAATTCAAGTATGCTTGCCATGATGACGACAGAAAGAAATGCGCCAGAAAATATGGTTGCTAGCCCGACAATGGAAAACCAAGCAGCGCAGGTGGCCAATAGAATGGCTGTGAACATCGTGAGATATTTCATCAACTATTTATTTTTTGCTTTTCGGCACTTTCTAGTAGATTTGTTGCTGCAGCTAAGACCCAAGAATCTCTGTGGGGCAGATGAAACCCAGAGGAACCATCCCAGCCTTCGAAGTATTCATCGAACCGATCAGAGTAAGCATCTGGATATTCAGTCATAAGTTCTGCAAGCTCTTTTGCATTTTTATCGAATGTATGGTCATCCCAAATATTTTGATCTAAGCAGTAATACAAACAGCTGTGAACTAGCATCTGTAATCTACGGCGTTTGATCAACTCTGCCGGATACTCTAGTGGAGTGTGATTCGGGAATTCATATACAGTAGTCTTTTTACTGCCTTTTGGTACTAACCTTTCTCGTCGACTGCCTAGAGCCATTAATACATCTCCTGTTTTTTGTCCCACTCTTTTCTGAACTCTTCGAGTACCCATTCCTTTGTTGAATCATTTATACCTTTATGTCCAAAATGTGTCGAGGTTTTTTTCATGATGCTTTCCATTATTCCCCTCATTTCCCAAAAGGTATCGTAATTTGGAACACTCGTGTCTCTAATCC